AGGGTCTACGTCTAACCTATCTTGGTACAATCAAGGTGATGACGAGTTAGACATAAGTGTTAACGCTATAAATAACTCTGGTAATAAATATATAGAAACCAAAGCAGCCAGCCAATACATTCAACAAGCGGGTGCTCACCATTTCAAAGTAGCAGCATCAGGCACAGCAGGCGCAGCGATAAGCTGGACTAATGCTATGACTATTGATAATGCTGGTGGTGTAAGCATAGCACCTAATGTTGCGGCCCCTGTTGGCGGTCTGGTAAATATCAGGCGTGATAATACCAACATCATTGTGGAAACAAGGTCATTTAACACCAGTGGACAATACCATCTTGCGTGTAGAACTGCTGCAAATTCAGTGGTTGGCGGTGTTTCTGTATCTGGTAGCCAGACAAACTTTGTTACATCCTCAGACTATCGCCTTAAAGAAAACGTCACACCAATGTCAGGTGCAACAGCACAGACTAAGCTACTCAAACCTTGTAACTTTGATTGGATTGCTGGCGGCAACGTCAATGGCTTTATAGCGCATGAACTAGCAGAGGTTGTACCAGAAGCAGTTACAGGCACTAAAGATGCCATGCGTGACGAAGAGTATGAAGTCACTCCAGCTACCGACACAGAGGCAGCAGTCATGGGTACACGCTCTGTGCCAGATATGCAGGGCATTGACCAAGCTAAATTGGTTCCACTATTAACCGCAACAATCCAAGAGTTAATTACGCGGATTGAAGCACTGGAAGCATAGGAGAGTAATTATGCCACAAGGCAAAGGAACATACGGCTCAACTAAGGGCCGTCCCCCAGCAAAACCTACCAAGAAACCAAAGAAGAAGTAGATGTGGTCTAGCCCAACAGGGCTGCCCCTAGTTCACCAAAGCACTTCCCTTCTCCCAGAGGGGAAGGCTCTAATCATAGAGCCACAGGTGTCTTCAATAGCCCAACGACCCATCGACTATCTAGTAGTACAACCATCAACTAAACCTTACGAAACCCTAGAATATAGCAGGAGGTTATGGCTATGTTAGCGGAAATCGCCATTGCCAATAGTCTGTATAAGGTGGTGTCCACCGCATTCAAGAACGGCAAGTCCATATACGACATGGGTAGCTCACTTACTGACTATTTCTCAGCGACACATGAAGTTCAGAAAAAAGCAGGGGACAGTAGTAGTAAAGGCACAGCCTTAGAAGCCTTTCAATACCAAGAGCAACAAAGAATCCAGAGGGCCAATCTTGAGTGGCATATGAAAAAAAGCCGACTTGGCGGTTGGACAGATTTTGTTCGCTTTGAAGCCGAATGGCATAGACAACGCAAAGAAGAAGAGTTGGCTCTAAGAAAAAAGAATGCTAGGCAAGCAGCCAAGTTACAGAAAGACTTACAGTTAGCAATCAACATTGGTGTCTGCATGATACTTGCTATGGGCTTACTGTTCGGAATCGCAATCTACTATAGAGGTTAATACTCATGTCCCAAATGACGGACTATGATGCAGGACGCTTAGTGACCCTAGTAGAAACACTGGGCAATCAAGTCGAAACATTAAATGAAATAACAGTCACACTATCCAACCGCATCAACGACCTAGAAAAACAACTTGTTAAAGGTAAGGGATTCCTTGCTGGAGCCATGCTGTTGTCTATAGGGCTAGGTGGTGTCGGCACATCAGTCCTGTCCAGATGGATGGGGACTTAACAACTAAGAATGTACATTACAGTATACATTACAGTATACATTACAGTATACATTGTAACGTATAAGAAACTTAAACAAGGAAACATTATGTCTATCAACCCCCTTGCAGGGATTGCAGGGAGTGTAATGAATGGCCTTGATGACCTGTTCACCTCAGATGAAGAGAGAGCGAATGCTGCTCTAAAGGTTGAACAACTTCTCCAGAAACCACACATACTTCAAGCAATGGCTAATATAGAATCTGCCAAGCATAAGTCGGTGTGGGTGGCTGGTTGGCGACCTGCGATTGGTTGGGTTTGCGCTGTTGGCCTAGGCTATCAGTTCCTTATCCTTCCCTTTGCTGGACTCATCAACGCTTACTTTGCACTACCAGCAGAACTTCCTTCTATTCAATCAGCAGAACTAACAACACTCGTAATGTCCCTCCTAGGTCTAGGCGGTTTACGCTCCTATGAGAAAACAAAAGGACTAACTAAATGAGTAATACCAAACTAGAAGCAATCATGGCGGACTTACACCAAGAGTTAGCCAATCAATTATTAACAGAAGTCCAATCAGGTGAAACATCTGCAAGTATCCTCAACGTGGCCCGTCAGTTCCTTAAAGACAATGGTGTTGATGGAGTACCTACGCAAGGCAACCCCTTGGACAATCTTATTCACGCTCTTCCAGATTTTAATGAAGACGAACTACCACTTAACCACTAGGTAACGCATGGCTACACCCGTAGTGAACGACCCTATCAAGAAAGACTTCCGAAAGTTTCTATACATCGTGTGGAAGACTCTTAATCTACCAGACCCCACACCCATCCAGTACGACATGGGGAACTATCTCCAAGTAGGACCTAGGCGTTGTGTCATTGAAGCCTTCCGTGGTATCGGAAAGTCTTGGATTACCTCGGCTTATGTAGTGTGGTTATTGTACTGTGAACCTCAACATAAGATATTAGTTGTATCAGCTTCTAAAGAACGTGCTGATGCCTTCTCTACCTTTACCAAAAGACTTATCAATGAGATTGAACTGCTATCACACCTGCGCACAAAGAATGGGCAACGTGATTCTGTCATTGCATTTGATGTTGGACCTTCCATGCCTGACCACTCTCCCTCGGTTAAGTCCGTGGGTATCTCAGGTCAGCTTACAGGGTCCCGTGCTAACACTATAATTGCTGATGACGTAGAGGTTACAAACAACTCTGCTACTCAGACTATGCGAGACAAACTATCAGAGGCAATCAAAGAGTTTGATGCTGTATTAAAGCCTAATGGTCGTGTTATTTACCTAGGCACGCCCCAGACTGAGATGTCCATATACAACCTGCTACCAGAACGTGGCTATGAGATACGAGTATGGCCCTCTCGCTACCCTACAGACAAACAATCAGCAATGTATCAGGGTAGATTAGCACCCTTTATAGAGCTTCATAGGGCCTCTAATGAGGGGTTACCTACAGAGCCTGACAGGTTTACTAAAGAAGACCTTATGGAGCGTGAAGCATCCTATGGTAAAGCAGGTTTTGCCCTGCAGTTTATGCTGGACACAACACTAGCAGACGCTGACAAGTACCCACTAAAGCTATCAGATTTGATGGTGACTGCGTTGAACCCTAAGAAAGGTTGGGCAGACCTAGCATGGGCTTCTGGTCCCTCACAGATAGTAGAGAATGTGCCTATCGTAGGGTTCACTGGGGACAAGTTCTATAGACCCATGTGGATGTCTGACGACATGATGGACTTCACAGGCTCAGTACTTTCCATTGACCCCTCTGGTCGTGGTAAAGACGAGACAGCCTACGCTGTTGTAAAGATGCTCAATGGTTATCTATATGTCACTCGCGTAGGTGGCTTCACGGGTGGTTACTCGGACAAGACACTTACAAGTTTAGCTACTGTTGCCAAGCAAGAGTCAGTGAACATGGTGATTGTAGAGAGTAACTTTGGTGATGGCATGTATGTGAAGTTATTGACTCCCATACTTAACAGAATCCACAAGGTATCTATAGAAGAAGTCCGTCACTCCACTCAGAAAGAGATGAGGATTATAGATACACTTGAACCTGTGATGATGCAGCACCGTTTGGTAGTCGATGAGAAGCTCATCAAGGAAGACTACGACAGCGCACCAGAACCTTCTTACAGTTTGTTCTACCAGATGACTAGACTTACCAGAGACAGAGGAGCAATCATCCATGATGACCGCTTGGACGCTCTGAGTATGGCTGTCGCCTATTGGACAGAACAGATGGATGCTGACAGTGAATCTTTAGCTACAATGCAAAAAGCAGAAGCTTTCAACAGAGAAATTGAGAGGTTTATGGACCATGCTGTGGGTTATACCAGACAGTCTGACAAGTGGATTTAACTCTAAGATAGGACTAAATAGCAAAGGTTGCACCTAGGGGGAATACTAGGGATTACCTCTATAGATTATCTCTGAGATGTGATGTTTGTGGATTAAACTACAACACCATATCTCTAAGATTATCTCTGAGAGTAGTCTATTGGTTATCCTTTATGTAGGGCTATTGGATTGTCTATTGAATTGTCCATGAGTTTTCCCAACTTTTGTTTTGGCGAAAAACTATGAGAGGGTGATTACGTATCGGGGCAGGCGGAAACCCCCCTCTTACCTATCAGAATCTTGAGAGGACCTTAGCCAATGTCCTAGGGATTGTCTAAGGGTCCATTGCAGGGCCTGCAGAGCCTCATTTAAAAAGAGGATAGCAGCCTCTAATAGTTCTTTTGATGGCCTTATTGATAGCTTTAAGATGGTCCGATTGTTTTCCCTATCAATGGCTAAACTATCGTTTTTGATTTTCCTATTGACCAACCTATTGACCAACCTATTGACCAACCTATTGACCAACCTATTGACCAACCTATTGACCAACCTATTGACCAACCTATTGACCACCTTATATATGTAAACTAAACGAACTGTATTAAATACTATAACGATATAGTTGTTGTTACTTAAATAGTTGTTGTTACTTAAATAGTTGTTGTTACTTAAATAGTTATTGTACTGAATCTATTATTCCTATAAGCTGTTTTTATTTTTCTTTTAAAGGACGGACCAGATGATTATTAAAACCTTCGGAATTGCACAAAACTACAACCTACAAATGCCACTATCTACCGGTACAGTAACAACACCATACGATAGCCGCATGATTGAGCAACGAGATGAATTGCAGGCCCTTATTGTTACTAGGACCAAACGCAAGCTTAAAGCTCGCTCTAAGATAATCAGAACCAACCAACCTGTACAACAAACACCTACTTATATAGTGGCTATGGCTAGCATCATTGCACCATTAACCATTGTGATGATTGCAATATCACCACTATTTATTAACTTTCCAACATCATAAGCGAGGCCTTAACCATGACTACTACAACAGCAACAACCGAAAATAAAAGTTATTACGAATTAGCCAATGATATGGACATTGAAATTATCCACACTAAATACATTCATGCGGAAAAGTATTGGATTGTGATGTGTAAACGTTATGAAAATCACTATGTTAATTGGGTGCATGCAAATGGCATGTTTTTACATGGTCATTATTTTGGGTCCCAATTTGATAATGGTTTTATTGATTGCGTTATTGATTTTGCTGATAGGGAATCTTAATTATTCAACAAAGGGCCTTGATAGTTTCAGGGCCTTTGATTGAGTTATTAATTTAAATAACCAACAACAACAACAAACGAGGTATCACCCATGTTAAGAGCAAATAAAGCAGTTTATGTCGATGGTATAGCTTATGCACGTCCAATTAAAACGCCTAAATCTATAGGGCACTGGTTGAGAGGGCCATGCAGTTATATTGTAGGCTTTTCTAGTGATAGCGACTCTACTATTAACTTAGCTAGTGCTTTACTAAATCATGGTCAGGCTATGAGTAAAGGCCGATTGATTGAATATAAACTTTAAAGGAGCAAGATTATGACTAATACAGTAGATTATGAATGGACAATTGAGGACACCGATTCTTATGGGGATATTCACGAAACCCAACAAATGAGTGTTGTAGAGGCGATTAAAAGGTCACGCACTGAAAGCTATGTTGAAGATTTTAATTGCAAGCCCGTTCTAGTGCTTGTGAGGATGGAAGGGAATCAAGACGAGGGGCTTCTTGATAGACAATATGCTTACCTTAAAAGTGGTGAACTACCCAAAGAATTTGATGGTGGGGCGTTAGTCCCAAAGTATATTTTAAATAAATATTTAAATGCTTTAGTAAAAGCATAACAATAACGGGGCTACGGCCCCACCGACCAAGCGGCACTTGGCACTAGGAGCAAGACCAAATGAAAATTGAAATCATAGGTAAACAGCGTAAAGACGGTAAATTCAAAGTAAAGACGTTTTATAAAGGTGCGCCCAATATGTTTGGTGGGTTTGACCATGGTAAATGCTACACGTCAATAATGACAATCGAGACTATAAATAATTATTTGAATTCTTGTAGTTTTGAAAGTGCTATCAATATTGAGCAATTACAAAATACAACAACAACAACCGAGGTATAACCACTATGTTAATGCAAACTAAACTATCACCATTAGATACTTATTTAACTATGAGTAAAGCTGAACTTATGCGCAAAGCGCGCTCTCTGTTTGATGTCAAGGGGTCGCTATTGGCGGACCCATTGAGCAACCCCAAAATAGCTAAGAATGCTAAAGAAAATGGGGTCCTCACTTTTCCCTTACATTTAGCACCTTTCAAAATGAGTGGCTATAACACTTGCGCTAGTGCTTCTAAAGGTTGTGCTGACGCTTGCCTAAATACTGCAGGCAATCCCGTATATTTAAAGGGCAAGCTTGCCGCTCGCATTGCTAAAACTAAACTGTATTTTGAGGACCGACCATTATTTACTGCAATTCTCATTAAAGAGGTGATTGCTGCTAGTAACAAGGCAAGTAAGGCTAACATGGCTTTAGCCTTCCGTTTAAACGCCACAAGCGATATTAAATGGGAAAAGTCTAAGCTATTGCACATTGGCGTTATGTCCTCACTATTAGCTATTTTGCATGCTGCAGCACCCATGGCAAAATTCTATGATTATGCAAAGGACCACAAGCGAACAAGCGATACTTTGCCGCCTTACTACTCTTTGACCTATTCACTATCTGAAGAAAACGATATATCTAGTTCTATGGTCCTAAGTCGCGGCGATAATCTAGCTGTCGTTTTTGATGTTAAGCGAGGCAAACCATTGCCAGCACGTCATACAATTAATGGTGTATCTGCAATGGTGATTGATGGTGATTTAACAGACTATCGACCCGATGATTTGCAAGGGGTCATTGTAGGCCTTCGAGCAAAGGGTGAAGCCATTGGTAGCACTTCGGGTTTTGTTCGGTCCGCTATTCAATCAACATTCTTTAAGGCTTAACTAATACTTTCAATACAGGAATATATACATTATGGAATCTATACAGATTTTTAATACAGTTTTTCACTCGCATACTTTTCCACTAATAGGCCTTGTTTGTTTAGTGGTCCTGTCAGGCATTGTAGGCCTTGCTGTCACTCTTTTAAGTGAGGACCTATAGCTTTGCATGCATTCGCTTAAAGGGCCTTATAAGGGTCCTTTTGGAGGCTGCAAGCGTGGCGTCACTTAAATAACCTGGTACTAAAAAAACAAGGAATAAAACAACATGGCTAAATATAGAAAAACTGTCGACATATGGTCGGCAACAATAAGCGAGCGCGAGGGCCTGCAGGCTGGCCAATGGATTACTGCAGGGCCAAATGGCGCGCGCGGTATATGGTGCGGAATTAGCCCTAGTGGGTCTTGTGTCGCTATATGGTGCGGCAACATGGCGCGCAATAAAAACCCCTCTCAATACATTAAAGACTTAATGGCATATGCCAAACGATAACCAAAAGGATAATTAAAAAATGAGCAACTACCAAACGCAAAAACGCCTACGCAATATGGTGGCGCATGCCATCAAAACCAAATGCATAACTGCAGGCGAAGGCCTCACAATCACGCACCATTATGCTATGGGGTCCCGTGCTGCTAGCAGATACACAAGCGAGGCTAGCAGGGTCCTCATTGCCGATATATCTATGAGGGTCCGCCTTGCTAAGTGAGACACTTTAAAGGCCTTTAAACGGGCTTTTTTGGGGTCTCATTTTGAGGCTTTTTAATACTAACCAG